TCATTTAATACTAAACTCATTGATATTTTTCTTGTTTTTCCATTCAAATTTTTGTTTGATATATTGTTAATACTATTCCAACTACCTAAAGAATCTTGATGCCAACCATAATGACCAGTAATATCAGCTGAATATTTTCCAATCTGATAAGGTTCTATACCACTTATGTCATAATTCCAACCAGCATTTTTATTTGCCAGTATTAAATATGGTTCTATTAAATCATAAATCCATTCTTCACTAGCAAAATGAACATCTGTTGATCTAATAGATGAATCAATTATTCCTTGTCCATTTCTACTCCCAAATTTTCCAGTATCCCAAGTGTCATTAGCAGACATTATTATTTTATTACAAATTTCTTTTGATATTTCACTATACCAAACCCAGAGTTGATTGTCCTTTAGTTTCTTTTCATTTTTAATATAATTTGGTTTTTGTATAATTCTTATTGTCATTTTTGATATATTCCTATATTACCAGCAACACTAACTCTTTCTTCACTAGTATTATAAAAAGGATATACTTGATGTAAAAGTTGAGCTGGAAATAATATCATCATATTTTCATAAGAGGAATCTGTATTATATGATAAATGATTTAATCCACCAATCGTAGTAGGATATGTAAATTGAAAGGTGGCTGGAGAAGGACATTTCAACCAAATAACAAAACTATAAACACCATTATGACAATGAGCTGCATTAAATTCATTTTCTTTTTGAAAATTTACCCAAACATCATTTAATTTAAATTCATAATCATGTTCTACCTCAAAAGGCTCTCCAAAAGAGTTTTTATATTCAGTAACATAGTCTGGTAGAATTTTTAAAAACTGATTATCTTTATCATTTAATTTTATAGAGAGAGGTAGTCCTTTTAAATTATTGTTACCACCTTCATATGGGTTAGGTGTCATATTTTGTTTTGCAATATCAATTATACTCCATAGATATTTAACAAAACTATCTTCAAGTTTATTTTGTACTAAACCATAATTAGGTAAAGTTATTGATTGTATTTTTTTATCTTTTGCTGGAGCAGCATTATAACTCATCATTTTTTATATCCTCAAATCATTTTCATACCAGTTTGCATTGGAATACCCAGCAGTTTTCTGTTATCATACTTTGGTTTATTTTTGAACTCACCATTTTTATCATGGTAGTGAAAGAAACTTTGAACACAAAATTCACCACTAAATGGTTTTCTCCAATGTTCTAAATCGCTACCACGATATAATAAAATGTCACCAGCATTTAAATTTATTGATATACCTTCTTTATTGTTATTTCCAGTTGGGTCTAAGAATATAGGCCACTCATCTCCACCTAAATTTAAAGTTCCAGATATTTCACAAGAAGGTCTATCAATATGTCTCGTTAACTTATTACCAGTTTTATAAATTCGTGTGTAAGTGTAATTTTCTACTAACTCTATATTAATCTCTTTTTCTATCTTAGGTTTTAAATCTTGAAGTATCATATCCATTAATACATCTCCATAAGATGCATAGTGTGTATCTAAAACTTGATAATCAACATTACCCCAGTAATTATAATTTGTTACTGGAGATGTTACCTTTTTATCTATTAGTAAATCATATACCTTTTTCTTTTGTGTTATATAATTATGTGCAAGTCTTATCACATCTTTTGATAAAATGTTTTTTATCACGATATACTCATCTTTTTTAAATGACATTACAAACTCTTACAATAATCAACTATATCATTTTTAACAAACTGAATATTAAAATGAATGAATCTAAAATCATCTAACCCAGCATCTAATCTATATTCATGTGGCATATATGAATTAAAAAATATAAGAGTGCCTGGAACTGGGTTATAATGTACAGACCTTGAAGCAAAAGTAATTTCATTTGATTTTTTTTCTGGTAAATAACTTTGAAGAGCCGCAGGCCTAGGGTCATGGAATACTGGAACAGAAGTTCTTTCACTACATTTTAAATAGTAAAATCCAGATATATGATCGTTTTCGTGTACATGGGTATTATGAAATCCACCACCAGATTTTGGAAATTCTTGTACCCACATACTTGTAAAAAATGGTGTGCGATTTGTTAAATCAAAACCTTGACTATCTAAGATTTGACAAGCTGTTGTACCACAATACTCAACAAAAAAATCTAACTTTGGGTCTTTTAATAATCTTGAATCAGAATGATAAACTACTCCAAAGTCACCTTTTTTATTATATAATTCCTCACCCCATACTTCTCGTCTATTTTTTAAATATGTTTCTTTACTACCTTTTGCTCGTTCAATATGAATATCACAAGCTTTATCTATATCAGAAACCCACTCTGGTTTGTTTAAACTGTATATGTTTGATTGAAAATATTGTGATGCACGAAGTTCGTCTTTTTCCATTATAAAATTCCTCATTATTTAACTTCCATTATATCCTATATATAATGTTTTGTCAATATATTAATGTTGTTTTACCCAATCTTCTGAATCATTATCCCATGTGTAAAAATTATCATTGGCAGATGGATCATCAGTAGGAGGCTCCCATTGATAAGTTGTTTCATTTAAAACCCAACCTTTAAACCTTTTGGGCCCAATAAAAACATTATTGGTTGAATCATAATGTCCATCTATACAAGCAAAATTGTGACGAAACGCTTTTGACTGGTCGCTAGATAAACTACCATCTTCTTGATAGTGTTTACCAGCTCTAGTGTTATATGAAGTTTGTTTCCAATCAAAACCACAAACTCCAGTTTTTCTCCACCAAAATTTTTCACACCAAGACTTTCCTACTGCTTCTGATTCATTTCCCTCTTTGTCTAATATACATTCATCTCCAACAACGATAACTGTTAAGACTTTATTATTTTCATCTAGTAATGCAAAATGTGCCATTCTATATTCCTATGCTGTGTAACAACCAGAAGCTGTAAATCTGTGAACTTTAAATGCTGTACAACTTGCACAATAAGTAGCAGTTGCATTACCACCAGATGCTCCACCAGCACCAGCTTGTGTAGAATCATATCTTATAACAACAAACCCAGAACCACCATTAGCACCAGCTCCAGATGTAGCTCCACCACCACCTCCACCATTACCTAAGTTGTCAGTTCCAGCACTACCACCTCCACTTCCAGAATAACTACCACCACCACCACCAGCGGCATATGTTACATTAGAACCAGTAGAAAATGCATTTGCTGTTCCAGAACCACCACCGCCTCCACTACTATTTGCAGCGCCATTTGCTCCTACTGCACCAGCGCCTCCACCGCCTCCGCCTCCACCACCTTTGTTGTGGACTAGGAAACCATTTGCAAAATACTCGTGGTCACCATCAAGTGCAAAATTGTATATGGATGTATTATCTGGTACTTCTTTTGTTGCTATTGCAGTTACAATGGTGTCTTTTCCAGAATGACCAATAATGGTATCACCTATTTGTAATTGACCTACCTCACCAATTTCCATAGAGTAAGGACTTACTTTAAAAGTTCCTTTATAATTAATATTTGTCATTTTAGAGTTTACTGATTTCCAACCATCTGTTGTTTTAAGAGGATGATCTTCTGTAAAGAAAAAATCACCACCATTTATAGAAACAAGTTTTCTACCATTCGTATGTATGTTGTTTTTAAGTTCTAGAACTTCGTTTGACTCACCATCAAATCTATGGACTTTATCTCCAACTTGAACTTCTTCAATATTTTTAAAAGATTGAGGGGAATTATTTCCTTCTTGATGCATCATAACTTGTGTGCCTGCAATGAAGCAATCTGCAGCACCACCACGACCACCAGTATTTCCTTGAGATGGACTTACTGGGGGTTGGTTTCCAGTTCCACCATAAGGAACACGGGCTCCAGCATTTGCGCCTCCACCACCACCACCAGAACCACCATCCAGACAAGGATCAGTTAGTCCAGCATTTGGCCCACATCCAAGTGCAGCCGCATCACTATCTGGGTGATTTTCATATGCAGTTCCACCTCTACCACCACCAGCAGATACAGCACAAATACCAGTACCTACGATAGATGAGTTACCACCTTTTGCATTGGGATTACAACCAGAACCACCAGCACCAACTGTAACTGTATAGTTTGCACCAGCAGTAAGTTCTTGACAAGTGAAAGTTCTGAAACCACCAGCACCACCGCCACCACCAGCTCTACCAACTGGAGCACCATTTGCACCGCCTCCACCACCAGCAACAATTAAAAAATCTGCATTATAAGGGGGTAAACCACCACCGGCACCAAATCCGTTTATATTATATCCAAAACCACTCATTATCTCTCCTAAGCATCATTAGCTGCATCAGTTGTGAAAAATAATTGCACACCTAAAAGTCTCGCATCTCCACTTTGGTCATCTGCTGATACATCTCTCATAATTTGAAAAAATACTTGTTCCCCAGCAGCAGGAGAACCAGCGATTGTTACTGCACCACTTTCAGCAGATACGTTTAAATCGTTTGAAGTTCCACTATGTGCTTTAGCTGTTGCAACTACATTTGTTCCAAATGCAGTATTGATAGAATCATTATCTGCTATTGCAACCCCAGATAATCCCCATGCAACTGTGCCAGTATTTGTACCAGTTACAGTAAAGTATGCTTTAAATGTAATAGTTCCCTCGTTCCAAGATTTAGGAAACGCAACAGAAAACTGTGCGTTCTCATCTGAACTTGGATCAAAATCTAAAACTTTTATTTCTGGGCCATTTGATAATTCTGCTTGTGTAATTAATGCACAACCACTTGTTGTATTCGGATACATAGAGTTTGCAGGCACCCAGATTGTTTCTACTCCAGCAACTTTAACTGCAACATCAGCAACAGTTGGGCCAGATGCAAAGTCTACGATTGTAGCACCAGTTGCAACACCCATAACTTCGGTGTCTGCATCATTCTTGATTGTGACATCATTTGTAGAACCTTGTCCAGTAAGAATTAATCCCTCTGTACTGGTAAAACCAATCGCTGCATTATCACCAGCAGAAGTGTCACCAGTTGCGTTAAGAGTTGAACCACTAACATCTCCAGTTGCAGTTAAAGTGGTTGGTGCCAAAGCAGTTCCAGCTGGTGGTGTTAGAGTTCCTTGATTTGCAGATTGATGAACAGCATATATATTACCAGTTCCACTTGGTGGAGTTCCAGTAAAAGTCAGAGTAGTTCCAGAAACAGTATAAGCAACATTTGGTTCTTGTCTTACGTTCCCAACAAATACTTCTATGTCAGTTGCAAGTAGAACTGATTTGCTCAGACTAAATGAGGTATCACTATTATTTCCATTGAAACTATCTTTAGTACCTTGTCCAAAAACATTACTGGGGGTTACTCCGATATACGCCATCTTATGTTATCTCCATAATACTCATAACAGTATCCAGACTTTGTGCCGTGTCTGAACTTACTATGATTGCATCTCCTGCTTCCAGTATGATTTTATTTCCTGCCATGTATTCAAACGAGCTCCCAGTTGGGATAGGTAAGTTATTAATTAGGAAAACTGTGTTTGAACCAGCAGAAAGTTTCATATCAACTGTAATCTGTGCAGAGGTTGTATTTGCAAGAGTAAGACCAATAACAACTGTAGTAGTTGAAGAAGGTGCTGTGTATACAATCATATTGTTATTCGCAGCTGTGTTACTTCCGTTAAACACTTCATTTTTAAATGTATTGGCCATTGTTTACTCCCTAATTATGCAACGTCATCTATAAGTGCGGCTACAATTACATTTGCAGTAGCATCACCTACATCACCAATATCAGAAGAAATTGCGTGAATGTTTGCGACTGTTGTATTTGGAAGTCTACCAAACCATGTTTGAAGTGGGCCAATGAATACACCATCTACTAAATCGTTTGCGGCTGTACCACCATCAAAACAAACATAAATTCCATCTGCACTTGATGTATTCTGCATAAACAAAAACTTTACTTTATCAGAAGTAGTAATTGCTGTTTGATCTGTGTCTTGGTCTACTGCTGTGTAGTCAATAAATCTACCAGCAATCAAGTCTGCACTTGTTGTCGTTACTGCTGTAAGTTTATAATACCATTTGTCGTTTGCATCAACTGGGGTAACAGTCATGCTCCCAGAAATTGTCCTTGATATTTCATCTGGCAATAAAGTTGCCGAGATTGAAATTGTTGCGTCATCTGCCATAATTTTCTCCTATCCCTTTTGAAGTTATTTTATCTTCTATTTATAATACTTTATCCTAAGGCAATTGATAAAGCAGTTGGGTCATCTAATTGACCAGCCATTAATGTAACCATTCTTGATAATGCAGCCTTTCGGTTTGTTCCACCAGCACCATCATCTACTACGATTAAATCAGTTGTTGTTAAAGCTGCACCTATATCTGCTCCACCATCTATGTCAATAGCTGCAATAGGTAGAGTTCCAGAATCACCAGTACCAATCAAAGTACC